GCTGGACCAAGCGCATCTTGTCGGCTTCCAGCAGCTGCAGTTCCTGAGACTTGCCAATGGCCACATCGCCAGGGCCAGTCCCGTACACGTTCACCCCGTTGACATCCCAGCGCGGCGCCATGATCGGGAACGACTTGAACCCGCTCTGGCGCAGGATGCATTCGTTCTGCTTCCCGTCCTCCCAGTACGTTGACTTCCAAGGCATGGAGCGGTTGTCCATCTTGGTCATGTCGGCGTCAGGATTAGGCTCGATCAGGTGGCATACGCAGATGTTCGTGTTCTGCCCCTGCTCAGCCAGCAGCTTGACCTGCGCGCTGCAGTTGTCCTTGCCGAACTGCTGAACCAGTTGCCGCGGCGTCATGCTGTATTCGCGGTAGAACGTGTCGACCTGGCCGCGCGCGCTGGTGGCCAGGGCGAAGGTGCCTACTGGGTAGTGGTAGAAGCGAACCACATCCTCGTCGTCCGGAAGGGCTGACATGGCTGCCGTACCGTAGACCATTTCCGAATGACAGACCTGCGGCAGAACGTTGTAGAAGTTCGAGCGGGCCAGAACGCCGTGGATAGACTGCTGCACGGAATACAGCCACTGCTGAACGGCTGAGTTGTTCGGCACGCCCTGCGGTGGCTGGATCAGGATCCATGGCCGAGATTGGCTGGCCAGGCCTGATGCCATGCCTGCAGCACCGATCTTGGCCGAGCGCACAGGCTTCTGGTTGTTGATCCGCTGATCCCTGCGCTTGCCATCGTTCTTCAGGTCGCCCTCGAACTGGCCATCAGCCGGCGCCAGGTAGTCACGCTGGTTCTTCCACTTGGGCAGCCACTTCTCATCGCGCTCGGCCTTGAGTTGCTGCCCCTTCTTCGTGAGGCGCTCTGCCTCTTTGGCGTCGATCTTCGGCATGGCTTAGCTCCCGAGCAGGCTCTTGGCGCCAGTGGTTGATGCGCTGCCCAGGCCACCGGCACCGGTGAGGATGTTCCCGCTCAGGCCGGCTGCTGCCAGTTGTCGGCGGCGCTGGGCCTCGCGTGCTGCCTCAGTGTCGGCTGATACGGCAGTTGGCGTGCTGGATGGCGCCTCAACGGCTGCAGATGTGCTGCCGGTCTCTGCCCCTGCGCCGGCGCCGAGCGCAGACGCACCAATGCCCAAAGCCGCCTTGAGCGGATCTACTGCCAGCTTCTCAGCTGCTCCAGACAGGCCAAAGGTGGCCACGTTGAGTGCTTTCTTGACCTTTTTGCCCATGTTGTTCACTCCTTGGTGATTGCGTACATGACGATGTCTTGGCCATCAGGTGAGGCCTTGCGCATTGTGGATTCAAACGTGTGGCCTGTCGCCCTGAGGAATGCGGCGCTGTGTCGGTCGCTGGCGGCGCAGGTGGATTGGACGCGGTGAAGGCTGTCGGAATGCATGAGGCGGTCGATGCTGGCGGCTACTGCGCGGGCAAGGCTCAGGCCGTGGCCCTTGACTGCCGCACGGTCTATCACTGCGAACGCATATGCCACCCCGCGCCAAAGCAGCTGGTAGCCCGATACAGCGACGATCTGCTCGCCTAGGTAGTACGAGGTCAGGCCGCATGCCTCAGCCTCTGTATGCGCCTCCCAGCCCTCGCATGGGTTCTCTTCGTAGCACGGCAGCCGGGCAAGGTCGCCAGCCTGGTATGGCCTTGTTGTGATCATCCGTACGGGTTCCAGTCGGTTTGCGCGTCAGCTTCCCCTGTGTACGGGTCCCAGTTCGTGGCGTTGCTGCGGTCCTGCATGCGCATGACAGGCATGGCGAAGGTCAGGGCCAAGGCGTCAGCGTTGTCAGGGCTCATGCCTAGGCGCTTCTTGATGTCGTCCTTCTTCTCCAAAGCAAGCTGGTCGCGGTTGTTGTGGGCGTACTCAGGAGAGGTCAGTTCAGCCTCAAGCTCTGCGTCGAATTCGATGGCCAGGCCGGCGCGGATCGATTCACGCATCTGCCACCACATGTAGGTGCGCATGTTGCTGTAGTGGGCGTCCGGTGCTGCGCTGGCGAAGTTGACGTCCATGATCGGGACGCCAGGCATCAGCTTGCGTAACTGGTCTGCCACAGGTCCGCCTACGCCGGTGGAGTCGACAAACACGGCGTCAGGCCTGTGATCTTTCACGACGGTGCACACCTTGGCGATGAACCGCGTGGTGTCCCGCGTTTCTGAGCCAGGGATCACCACGGGAGGAATGCTGCGCGCATCCAGGCCACGCCTGAACCTGATCACGTTGTTGTCTTCGCCGCCTCGGGCGATGTCGATGCCGATCACCAGAGCGTCATGCAACGTGTAAGCCGCCTCGCGCTTCATGGCCTCGGCCACCCAGTCAGTTGGTATCAGCTGCAATGCGGAAGCCCTCGGGAACATGCCGCGCACACGGACGCGGACAAAGTCGGAATCCTCACCCCAGTCATCGATCCACTTTTGGTGCTGGGTCTTGTTGGTGCCTTCAACAGTCCTGGCATCGATCTGCTTGCACTTCCACCGGTGCTTGAACTTGCGGAAGCACTCCCGGAATCGGCCCGTGTTGCGCGTCGGGTTGCCGAATGCCACCCAAATGATCTCGGTGTTCTCGTCGGTCAGCGCGCCTTCTGCCACTTCCCACACCTTGTCGCTGATGTTCGATGCCTCATCGAATATCAGGATGATGCGCTTTCCCTCGTTGTGCAGGCCGGCGAATGCCTCGGTGTTGGTGTCTGACCATGGGACGGCGTCAGCGCGCCAGGATGCTGAGTGCTTGGGGTCGAGGGAGACGATGGAAGTGGCCGTGGTCTTGAACCAGTGCGAGAACAGACTAAGCCGGCGCCACTTGGCAATCTCTGGCCAAGTCTTGGTGCGCAACTGGGTTTCGGTGTTGGCCGTCACGACGACGCGGGTGTCAACGGCTGTGCTCTCCGCCCAGTCAATGAGCATGCTGATGAATGCAGACTTACCAATGCCGTGGCCTGATGCCCGGGCGAGCAGCAGAGGCTCGAACCGGTTCTCGCTGCGCAGGTGGTCGCGGATCTCCCTGAATGCGTCGGCCTGCCATTCCCTCGGCCCCATCTTGCCCTTGAGTTCGCCTTCATCCCACGGATAGGCAATCTCAGCGAACCCCAGCGGATCATCAGCAAACTGCGCAGCAAGCGCCGCAAGCTCGTCCTCAAGCTCGCTCTCACGCGTGGCCACGTTAGCCATTGCGCTGAGCCGCCTTTGCTCGTGCTGCAGCCAGGCGCCCGCCGAAGCCCTCCTTCACGTCGACCTCAACAAGCTCAGCAAACGCACGCACACCAACGTGCTTGCCCATCAGCTCTAGCACTCGCGTCTTGTCGTAGAACTTGACCACGCCCGTTTTCATGTTCACTTCCTTGACCATCTGCCGCCAGATCTTGGGCCAGGAGTGAATGGGCTTGAGTGCGCCCTTCTCGTCGTAGATGTCCGACATGTCCATCTCTTCGATGGCAGCCAGGCGATTAAGCACGTAGGTTGCGTCAACAACAGACTTCTCGACCGCTGCATCACGCACAGAACGGACGAATGCGGCCACCTTCGGGTTGCTTAAGAGTTCGGATGCGCACACATCTGCAGAGGCATCGGTCTTGGCAGTCCCTCCGGCGCGCTTGTAGGCCTCTCTCTGACTCATTCCTATGGGATCTAGCAGGTTGAGTGCAAAAGCCTTCTGGAGGTGCGTCAGCTCGTTGTAGAGGGTCAGCTGCTGCGAGGAAAGCCCCTCACACCGCTTATCAGATTCGGTCATGGCCATTCCCGGTGATTGGTCAAATATTGATCAATCATACCAGAGCCATTGAATTCAGTTCACCGCACCATTTCCGAAGGCGTCTGCTCCCTGGTGTTGATCCTGAAGTCAATGTCGGCATCTTGGCCCGCGAGATTCTGGAAGGTCAGCACGTAGCTGGTGTTCTTCTTGAGGATCAGCGGCTCATCTTCTGGAATGGTGGTGGTGGCCTTGGTGCCGGTGGCATCGCCGCGCAGCAGCAGGCTTGCGATTACGGTGTTCGGTGTGAAGGTGACGCCGGCCTTCATCTGGACCGGTGATGTTGGTGACCCCGATTGATTGCGGTTGTACGTGCGCAGGATGTTGCTGCCGCCAGTGAACGCCACCTCATACAACGAGACGCGCATCTTGCTCTCGCTTGCCGTGTAAGTGCGCCGGTCGAACTGGAAGTTGCTGGCGCCGGTGACGAACCCAACCTGAACCACGGCGTTCGAAGCCACCGTGGTGAACTCATGCTCATGCGTCCATACAAGACCTGCAGCCATGAGTGAATCTTTTCTGCTGTTCATATCTCCCCCTGAAATGGGTTAAGCGAAGCGCTTTGCGGAGTATGGCAGCACAAAATCAAAACCCCAGACCTTTCGACCTGGGGTTTTGCGAGTTTCACCGTGAACACCGTTCTGAATCGCTGATGGCGGGGAGTCGGGCTTGGGTGAATCATGCGTTGAGCGGTAGCCCCAAGTCAAGCTCTCGCACTTTGATGATCGCGCAAGGCTCTTCTGAGTACTGCTTTGTGACCGTAGCCTCAACTACCTGCGAGTCATCAATCCATGCAATGCCATTTAAAGCGTCGCACAGCGCTTTACAGACGTTTTCCCAGTCAGGCTTACTCGTCGGTCGTATCTCTCCTGAAAACGCCTGTAATCGCTTCTTTTTGCTCCACGACTGCGGAATGCCAATCATCAGGTCGATCTTGATGCCGACCGGACCTTGGATTGGCTGCCGCGCCCCCATGGAGCGCTGAGCCTCGCACGACACCTTCAGCTCATACTCTCGCGTCTTCTCTGGCGTGTAAGTCGTGACGAAGGCTCCGCGTTTGGCGAACCGAGGCCTCCCCTTTGCGACCGGCTCGCCTGGAACGAGGATGAAGATCTCTGTCACTGCGCCTCCTTGGACATTGCTACGTCTATGCGTTCGCACAGGCTCCCGTATTCACCATCTGGCACATGCCCACGACAGTCAACGTCGGCGTTCTCGGTGATCCACCGATACCTCTCAACATCCCGAATCAACTCCACCATAACCCCAGCCGGAACCGTAACCAGCAGCTCGGGGCATTTCTCAGCCGTGGCCTTGGCGGTGGCCTTTAGCGTTTGCAGGTCGGTCATGTCACCACTCCAGATCTTTGATGGTTGCGAAGTCGAATTCCGGGAATTTGCTTTGGCCAGATAGGTAGTCCTGCATGGCCTTCACATCCCCACGTGTGCATTCGCCGGGTACCTGCCATAGCGAAAGCTCGTCAGTGCTTGGCATGGCGGCATGGCATCTGATCCCATATCGGCACCTCATGCCGTCGTACACAGTGCCGATCCTGGCTTTGCACTTGTCGGCGTAAACGATCTTGTATTTGCCATTGGCATAGCTGACCAGGCGGGCGCCTTTCTTGTTGCTGCGCTTTATCCACTTTTCAACGTCAGTGCTCATTCCCGCCCCTCCTTCCGCCCATGCCCCCGATCCAGCAGCACAAAACCTGCTGCCTGTCTGGCCTTTGAGCATTTGTCGTGGTTGTAGTACGCCCGGCCGCGTCCGCATACATCGCATCGCCCGGTCATAGCGCTACGGAACAGAGGATTCATGCCGCCGTCTGGCTTGGTCATTGGTTGGACGCTCATGCGCCATTCTCCCGCTCGATGTCTGCAAGGTCGCGGTCAAGGTCACGCTTGATGTTGTTGAACCGAATCTGATACTCAGCCACAGCTTTCTTCGCGCGCTCCATGATCCGATCCTGCTCAAGCTTGATCATCCTCAGCTCGCTCTCCATGCGGCAGACACGGAGAATCTTGCGTTGGTCTTGCGGTAATTCGTTGTAGAGAGCCGAAGCCCTTTTGAGATCTACGCTCATACCTTCCCCTCCCGCGCATACCGCGCCTGCCTGATCTTGGAGCACTTGGTGTGCTTGTAGGTGTTGTGGCCGAAGGATCGTGGCTTGCGGCACACATCGCAGATGTTGGTCGATGCCAGTGGCGGCATCTGGTTTCTTGGGTTGA